CTTTCACGTTTCCTAATAAATTGGTAACATCTGATTTCATGATAGGTTGATTTATTTGCCATCGATCTATATTGAAATAAGTTTTTACCGCTTCAATACATTTTAATAAAACTTCGTTGCTATTATAATTAGATAGTACAGATATTTCAAATTGTACGCCTATATTAATTATAAAAGCATCTTTAATATTGATTGCATCAGTTAATATTCTATAATGATTTAAATAATTCTTTAAGTTTTCTTTAACAGCTTGATTAAGTGCGGTAAGTTGTTTTTCCTGATTAAATCCTAACGTATATAAATTCATTGCTAATGGATTAGCAATTCTAGATTGTTCAAATTCTTGTTGTGATAATTGATCATCTGGTACAATATATGCTTTTGCAACACTACCAAATTTTGATGGCATCGAATAACATCGTATAATATAATCATCTCTCGTTACTAAACGATTTTGAGTTGCAAAGTTAGCTAATGCATTATTTTTTATATCTTCTAATGTATCTGCAGTTTTTGCACCAGTAGCTGGATTAGTATTTGACACTGCAATTGTTGATTTTATAAAGGCATTAGTAGCAGCATTTACACTCGAATTGATATCATCTGAATATTCTATAAAAACTAAATTAGTTAATACGCCGGCTGGCACATTATCTACAATACCATTTCCGACAGTATACGTAACTGTTAATGTTGTATTTGCTGGTGATTGTCCATACGTTTTTGTATATAAAAAATTTGATGGATCAATATTTACATCGACATTTTTATGTAAAGATGCTAATCCATTTCCTACGTTTGACGGATTAGGGATAATTTCCTCATCGTTATTGTCAGAAATTCCAGATCCAAATTGTAATTCTAAACGATTATCGCTGCGTAATCTAGTAACAAATCGTTTTGCAGTTTTTTTCAATTTTAATAAATTTGGCGCCGATGATCTATACGGAGATAATTCTGGATCATTTTCTAATAAATTCGGAACTTCTTCAAATATGGTATCTTGAGCCAAATATGGAACTTCATACCAATTGTCTCCGTCAGTTTCAGTAACAGAAATAATATCAATTATATTAGATTCAGGTAATACTACTTTATCATATGCAACTGGATTAGTAAACGTAAATGCAGCCGTTCTAATATCTCCCGAAACTGCCATGGCTTGTTTTTTTAACAAATAATAAGTAGGTAATTTTGTAGTTGGATCTGATTCATATATCGTTATTTCCGTTGTGTCATATGAAGAAGAAAATGCAAAGTCAATTGAATCTAACGTTCTAAATACGCTCGTACCCGAAGTTGATTGTACTCGCATCCCAGGTTTAATTGTAACTGCATAGTCAAAATCTGGTCGTACGTTTGCACCAGAACCTATAGAAGGTAATAATTGATATACATCTAATAATACATATGCAGGAACAACGTTCTTAGGTTGATATCCTAAATTTTTTGCAATATCAAAAATATTAGTACGTTCCGTTGCTTGATCTAACAACGATTCTCGCAAATTTGCATCCATATAATAAGATAAAACATCGCCAACATATGCCGACATTTCTAAAAACAATGAGCCTGGAGCAGATTGATTAAAATCAGTATATGATGTAGGAAAATATTGCTGTGCAAAATCGATTAAATTTTTTCGAAATTGATTAAAATCTTTACCTAAATATGAAATGTCTTTTTTTGTTTCCATGTTTGTCCTTAAGGTGTTATTGTTAATGTGCCATTTTGATTAACACCTAATGATAATGTTTTTTCGCCATCATTATCGTATTCGGCTGAGAATGTTATTAAAACTACAACGTCGTGTAGTAAATTAGGGTCATCTTCAGCTGTTGTTACTTTAATATCAATTAAATTAATTTCTGGTAACCAAAATTCAACAGGCTCTTGAATATATTTTACTATATCTTGTTGTATAAATTCCGTATTAGGTTGAAATATAATTTTTAATAAATCAGTGCCAAATGTTGGCACCATTATTCGTTCGCCTTTACGCGTTAATAATAGCGTTTTTAATTTAGCAAATTCTTGTTCGATGCTAGTATATGTAGAATCAAATATTACAGTATCATTATTTGCACCGCCCAATTGAATTCCTAGTGTAGAAATATTCGAAGTTCTAATAACACGTGCTGCGGTAACGATTTGATATGGCATTATTATTTTCCTTTTTTACGATCAATTGCTTTCATTAAAGCAGAATAATCTCGAGTTAATGCTTGTTGTATTTCTGGAGCAACATCATAAATTTTTCCATCTTCGGGATCTTCCATAACTGATGGTGTATTAGATTGATTTATGATTTGTCTATTAGTACCAAAATTAACAGCATCGCGCGATGTCATGCGAATTTCTTCAATTTCTTCATTCATTAAATCTCGAAAACTATTCATGGCTAATGGTTGTTGTTCAATTAAAGAATCAGTTTCATTTAGAATAGATGCCCATTTATTATCATTAAACTGTACTTTTTGTTTTTTTCCTGATTCGCTGACTACCCTAGGTTCAACGCGAATCGTTTTATTTGGATCTACGTTAACCTGTTTTTTAGGTTGTGTCATTTCTGTAATTGTAGATTGTAAACCTTCGCGAAGAATTTCAGTTAATTCTTCTTGTATAACCTCTCGTACGGCAATTTTAAGTGCTTTTATTAATGTTTTTGAATCCATATGAATACTTTTATATAAATATTAGGTTTAGTAATTTATGCCCTGCGGCCATTCTGTATCTGAAATTTTCGGCCCATATATGGTTTTCGTAGTTTGATTTATAAAATAATCTCCCTGTTTGCCTTGATTAGATTGCGGCGTTTGGGCATTGGTGCCAATAATAACTTGACTAGGAGCTTCTAGTAAATCTAATAACGATCGTTGTTCTTGTTGTAACTGTATAAGTAAATCTTTGCGCAAATCAATATCTTCCTGCGTTACATTAATCAATTGGTAAAATTCTGATTCTGTTACAACAATACCATCAATTGCATTTTGTGTATCTTGATTAACTGCAAATATTTCATTATTACAAATCGATGATATTACATTAATTACATTTGCAATTAATCCCGAAGCTACTGATACCGCCCCGTTAACGATAACTAAAATAACAGACGCTTGAGTTAATGCTTTTGCAATATTTGCAACTAATTCATTTTGTACAGCAATGGTTTGGCCTGTTACCGGTGGCGATGGAACCGGATTTGCTAACTGTGCATTAATAAGTACGGACGCAATTTGAGCAGCAATTGTTAGAATAGGTATGATAATATTTAAAATACGTAAAATATTTTGAATTTGGGCGATGTATCTTTGTATTTGATCTAAAATTTGTTTAAGTTCATTGATCCTAGGATCATTACATGAAATTGTTTTAGGTAATATGTTTGATTTACTAATTGCTTCTGCAACTTTTTGGTTTAATTTATCAATAACTTTATTTAGTGCCGTTTGTATTTTATTAATAGCAGCACCTGGTTTATTAGTAAGTTGATCAAAAGGAAATGCTACTGCCATACTAAGTCTTTGTTATTTTATATTTTGTACTATTTAAATTTGGTAATAGATCAGATATTTGTCCTAATGATGCCGATGCATTTGTAACACACGGAGCTCCTCCCGGACCAGTAGATCCAGCACCAATAGCTTGAACTATTAGTTGTATTATTCTTTGCAATACCAATCCGTGTGATAACGGTTCAGATGCATCTTCTCCACCTATATAGATTTCATTAGGCGTATTTAAAACGATACCTTCTTCCGAATCTATAACAGCAACATCCTGTTTAGCTCGAAGTATAACGCGATCTGCTACTCCTACAAATTGCGAGCCTACAAATGAATTATTATGAACCGTTAAATCTTTAGATAATGTCAATGTATCCAATTGTTGAGTACTAGTTAAATATAATGACGATGCATCAGTTTCTAAATCTTCTACAACGAATTCGCGGCCAGATTTATTAATACGACCATTTGATATAATAATGATTGGATCAGACTTCAATATATCAGTTTGATTACCTCCAGGCGTAAACCACGATGGCGATTTATAATAATATCCGTCTGGATATGATGTTGATATAGTATTACCAAAACGTATACTATTTCCCCAACGACCTTCAATTAGAAAATCTCCTTCATATGGTTGTAATGGAGATATTGCTTTTTGTGTAAATGTTTTTCCTGGTTTCGTTTCATCGATATCATTTTGACGAGCACCATCAGATAATCCTGGCAACATGTTATGATTGATTGATGATTGAATGTCAATTGATGATACATAGTACCAACCTTCACGCCAACGATTGGTCGTTGCTTGTTGATTAAATGTTTTATAAATCAAAACAAATTCACCAACTAATGGAATTTGTTTCATGTTTATATTAGATGGCTTTGCGTAGATTAGTTTATCATTAAAATATGTACTACACGATCTAACTTTAAGTTGAAATAATCTATCTACCGTAGAATTAGATTGATCATTGGGAATATAGCTGTATGTATAGTCATATTCAATTACTTCAGCAACATCCCATTCAATTCTACGATTGCTCATCTACATCCTTTTTTGTTTTAGACATTGAATTTTCAATTCGTTGTTTTAAAGCAGCAGATTCTTGTTCAATTGAATCTAATTCATCGGTTAGCTCCGAAGACAATGTTTGTTCAGCAACTCGAAGTAATTGTTGTTTTTCGTCATCACTTAATAAACTATCCGCACCTGATATTGTTTGTTTGGTAGATATATATCGCTGTACAATTGCAGTTAATTTTACTAAATGATCATCATTTTTAACTGCAACATCTAAATATTCTTTGATCAAAGGAACAATGATAGTAGCATCAGACGCATTTTTTATTAAAGGTTGTAATTGTGCGATTAATTGATTAATTTGTCTATCTTTCTTTTTAGAATTATGATATACATCGGACATTAAATCGGCAAATGTAGTTCCTTTAAAAAGTTCATCATTTTTGTCCATACATAAAACCCTTTAAAATAAATATTAAAAAGGCAATTTTATAAAATCTGTTTGTTCATATTCTCGAAACTTGATTTCATAGATTAATTTTAATGTTTTAATAACGCGCGTAATATTCGTAGTTTCCAATCCGGTACGTTCTCGAATTAAAATGTATAAAGCTTTTTTATTAAAGTTATCAATATCTTCTCGTGTTTCAAATATATGTAATACTGAATCAGCTACATGAATGTCAATTGAATTTGAAAAAATATAATTTAAATGATCATAACAATATTGAATATATGCATCCATAAACTCACGTAACGTTTCTCGCATTTCATTATTATGAATTTCAGTTATAACATTGCGTTGTTCGTCAATGTTAATTTCTAATGTATCTGATTTTATTTTCGAATAACCTTTTTGATTTTCAGCAATCAAATAGTTGAACGATGTTCTAGTATAATATGAATATGCTTTACCGGCATTTGGATTAAATTTATCTAAACGAGCAGTTAAATATGTAACTAAATCGGTTTGTAAATCTTGAAACGTAGAATCAATATAATCTGGTTTAACTTTGTTAATAATATTCTCTGTAAGTTTCATAAATGCTGGATAAATAAATCTACGATATATTTTTTCCCTCGATGCAATATCTTCACTTTTATTGTATGCAGCAATTGCTAGATCCGTTATTTTAGTAAAATAAGATCTATTTTTCTTCGGTTTCGGCATCGAATTGTTCCTTTAATTCTGTTATAACTTCTTTTAATAATCGAAATGTAGTTCCCGTTTCATCTTCAGATTCGAATGCACCTGAACGATCTATTTCTTGCATGGCCATGTATGATTTTTTTATTTGATCGTACATATATGTATTTGATGATTCTAATAAAGAAATGTATTCAACAGTTTCTTCGTCTTGTTCCTGTAAGTCAGCAACTGCTCCTGCAAGAAACCAAACTCGATATCCTAAATACGTACTAGTACCTAATAGTATCGTTGTTGTTATAATAAAAAATAACATATTATTCCTCGTTAAATGCTTTGAAAATATCCGTTAATGCTTGTTCTACATCAGGATTGTTCTCAGTTAAATTTTTTAATCCGTTTGATTTTTGTACTCTACTTTTTTCTGAAACCAGTTTGGGTGTTTCTTTGTCTTTATTTCTCCAACGCTCGAATTCAATTTGTGCTGCCATATGATCAGCATGATGCAAAATAATAGGAAGATTTGTTTTTAATTTAGCTTGAGCTGATCGAGCAACAAAATATGGTTTATTTGCATCATCATACATTCCATCGTGAATCTTAATTGCTTGATATTCTGTCCAAGACAGTTTAACGTCATATTCTTGTAGCAACCAAATTGAAAGATCCGGTACCATGGTAAACGGAATGTTTTCATTGTGACGATACATTTTATTTTGATTTTTTCGATGCCAATCTGAAGTTTCTATTTGATATACTTCATTGCCATCTCCTGGAAATCCTACTTTACCTAAATCGTGGTGCATTGCAGCAAAACGAAGTTCTTCAATAGTATAACCAGACATATCTGCACCCATCTCATTCCAAGATTCATAAAGTTTCTCAGCACATTCAATAACTCGAAGTACGTGATCTACATATCCTCCAGCAAATGCATTATGAAAATGTGCAATACTAGATGCTGGCATCATTGCTATGCGATCTTCAAATTCATCATACATTTTATTTAATTGTTTTTTGCGAGTAGGAAAGAATCGATTAACTAATCCGCGATACCGTTCCCAGTTTGATTTGATTTTTTCTGCTTGTAACATAACTTATTATATTGATTTATTTTCGTATTTCCAATTGTTGTCCGTTAACAAGTTTAGATACACACTTATAACATGTAATTGCCGTTGCATTTACATCGACTCGTTCGCAAATTTCTTCACAATATTTGCATTGTAACCGTTTGAATCCTTTAGGTATAGGACTACTTTTTGTAATTTTTTTCACGTTCTTTTCTTATTTTATTCCAATATGACAATATTTGTGGCTTAGGTTCTGGTGTTGCAATAACTTCTTCATCAATCGAGCTTATAGGAGCTGTAATTTCTATATCAGAATCATTGATAATTTCTTTAGTATGTAATATTTTATTTGCAGATATTAGTAATATTATAGCTAAAGGATCAAATACTAATATTAGCAATATAATCAACCAATTAACTATAGTATCCATTGATTTATTAGTTATACGAGCTACATATTTTAAAGGGCCAATCTCCTTTGCAACCGTTGATGATGTTTGAAGATTAGTAATTTTTAATTCAATCGCAGTAATCGAATCCATCAATGACGATTCTCGTTTAGTTAAATCTCGTAATCGATTTATAGAAACATCTAATTGTTTTTCATATGCTTTGCGATTTGATGCATCTGTTTTAATTATTTGATTTCCATTCTGATCTGTATATTGAATTTGATTATTAGACAATGCATTAGTTAATTTAGTTACATTTTTATCAACAATTTGTTTTTCTTGAGTTGTTGCATTTAATTGTGTTTGAAATCGATTTTTTTTAATTTCATAGTTTGTAACACTTGTTTCTAAAGTTTCTAAACGATATGCCGTATCTTGATAAGATGCAGCTAAAAATCCATATATGCCCATCGATGTAATCAACATCAATATAATGACAGCGGTAGATAGATAAACACGCATTAAACGGGAAATTTGTTGCCAATAACGATGTAAATATGATGCCGTTATAAGTTTAGAAATTTCCAATGTAGATGCAAGAATAATAACCGCAGTGGCTTGTGATGAAAACAACTTGCTAAGTCCAAACACGCTATAATATGCAGCACTTGCGGCTAAACTAAATGCTACAGCTAATACAATATATGGAAATCGTTTTGTCATTAACCTCTATCAATGTAGTATTTTGCAGTTTCTAATTTTTTTAGCGCTCGAGCTAAATTATCTAGCGCCGAAGCTTTATCAATTTTACCTTCAGTTAGTGCCTTTGCCGTAACACGGATTGTTTCGTGTGCATCCGTAATATCATCCGTAATTTTTGCTTTATACTTATAATCTGCTTTCATAAATAACCTTTATTTTATATTATTAATATTATATATAATAAATATATTATTCTAAAATTAATTGAGTGATTTGACAACATTCAACGTTTAAAGCAATTAATGATTGTTCTTTAGCCTTTGCCTCAACCATAACATCGAGATCTGCAACACCATATGTAGCAGGAAGTCGTGTAATGTAGTCAGCATGAGCCTGCTCCTTGATCTTGGTAAACTCCTTGTATTGTTTGTGAAAGGTAGGCCATTGGGGCAAATCGGCAATGTCAATGTTGTGATGTGCAAACATACGCTCAATAAGAATCTGTGCTTCACGTCGACGAGACTCGCTGTAATGAGTACATTGAGTAACACCATGACGTTGCCAAGTTTCGCGAGCCATGAAGAATGCTTCTTGTTCGGATAAGTCACCAGTATTGAATGTGTGATGCCAATAGTCAAACGTAATAGGTATAGCAATTTCTGCATGCAACATGGAATACAATTCGCGCACGGAATACATGGAGGCCTTGTCATCATTCTCAATAACTAAACGTGCCTTGCAAGAATCTGAAAGACGATCATAGTTATGCAACCACCGTGCAATAGTGCCGGGCTTGTCATTGTAAGTAGCACCTACGTGAATATTGATCTTGTTCTCAAAGCTAGGAGCAAAACCCATCATATCAAAGAGCTCAGAATGCCGTTCAAGACCAATGATGCTATTATCAACAACTACAGCATCGGGACTGCCAAGGATGTGAAATGGACCAGGATGCGTTGTGATGCGATGGCCATGTGCACGAGCATAATCACCAGCTGCGCGAAGGTGTTGCACAATAAGATCGATATCGGGTAAATCAGCAAGCTCGTAATGATTCCAACGCGGAAAGAGCTCAGAACCTAATCGAAACAAACGAATACCATGGGCTTCATTCCATTGCAGAATAGCAAGTAAATCGCGGGCATTAGCAAGTGCGATGTCAGATGCTAACTGCAAACCGCCTAATTTAAATTTGCGATCAATCATGGCACGACCGGTACGAATACCTAGGGCGGATAACTCCATGTTGATACAGGCATAACCGAAACGTATCATATATGTTTTATTTTATATTATGTAAAATGTTTGAAAAATCCAAATTGCATTATTTTTTTTTGCGTGATATTTATATGTAGTAAAAAGGACGAAATGAAAAATATTTTATCAGAAAACATGTTGCGGTTCGGAACCAAAAATTTATCCGAACATCAAGCACGATTACTAACAGAAGGTGTACTGGCTTTAGATCTTCGTGTAACTATGCCAGCTCAAAATGCAGCAAACCAAAATATAGGTTTTTCTTTAGGACCATTAGGTAAAAATGCTGCAAATGAATATACTGGATTATTAACTGGGATAACTATTGGCGGTAAAAGAGTTCAGAAACTCACAAATCAAAAATTAACCGGTGAGTATATAACTGGCGAAATTATGAGTACCGATGCAAATTTTGATAATCTAAAAAGCGCTATACAAAATACACCATCAAATTACCTAGGTATGGATACGGATATTGCAAGATATAATGCAACCTTAGTAACAAAACGAGATCCAAATAACCCAACGGCGCCAACGAAAAATGAAATGGCTCTTGTGGCTCAAGTTATTCAACAAAAAACTGCAACAACAAAACAATAAAAACATATGTTTATAATTTAGCAGAAGTAATTGTATATTTCGTAGGAAATGTTACAATACGTTCTGTTCTAAACGCATATCCATAGATAAAGACATTTTGTTGAATATCAATTACAATTTCAGTATCGTCTGCTGCATCTGCAAGTTTAACGATAATTTTACTACCATCTTGCACCGTTTTAATGATTGGGGCATCTCCGATTAATTCTTGTTGGAAATAAACCTCACATACGCCTCTATTAAAGTCGATTACATAATGGCAATCAGTTTTTTCATATGAAGTTGAATCGGGTGCAATGATTGCATCATCATTAGTTGAATTGGAATATTTATAAAATTGAATGTATTCTGTAATATATACATCTACATACGGAGGCAATTCGGACTGTGCTACAACTGCATTACACAATAAAATAGCAATACACACTAAACGTTTCATAACTGGTTAACTTTTAAATTATATTACAATAATATGAAATACGTTGCATGAATCCAAATTTTATTATTTTTTTTTGAATGATATTCATTATTGTTAACAAGAACATATTTATTAGAAACCCTTAAAGGAAACAAAAACATATGAAAACAAAATCATTAGACAAGATTTTAGCAGAAAACATGTTACGGTTTGGTACTAAAAATTTAAGAGAAACTGTACACAAATTGAAACGGCTTGTAGAACAATTGGGCTCAGGCGACGCAGTTGGAACTGGAGTACAGATTCCTGCAGATGTATTAGCAGTAATAAAAAAGGCATATGGTACGTCAATGGCTATGAAAAATGCCAAAAATCAACTAGAACGTATGAAAATACCAGTACTATGCAATGGTAACATTATTGACGCATTAGTATATGGAGCTATTAAAGGAAATGCCGCCCAATTTGGAGAAGGCAGATTGCTAAAATTAGTAGGAGCAAAAGGTGCATTTGAAAAACGATTACTTGGTACCCCTAATGCTCAAGGGTTGTATACAGGCGGAATATTAGACGGGTTAGAAGCAGATAATATGAAATTTTATGATTACGATAATGTATCAGTTAATCCATCAGCAGAAGATCCGACGAAGGTTGCAACATTAGGAGAAGTAACTACGGCTGCGGGTTTATCAGGCGATTATCAGACTGGGTCAGATTATACGGAATTAATAACATATCTGAATACGTATAATTTAATGAACATA